CCACTTGCCAGCCACGCGGAGCGCATGTCGAGCACGGATGGCATTTTACTGGCGCCACCTGCGCCATCTGCCGCACCGGCAGACGCCTGCGGCAACGGATCCTCAAGAAATTGACGCAGCGCGCGCGCCACAGCATCAGGGGCTTTGTCGATCAGCAAGAAAGCCCGCGGCAAGCTGCGCCGTCCACCAAGGCAATAGGACACCAGTCGGGCCAGCGCCTCGGTCAAATTCTGCGGCAGCGCCTCATTCGGGTGGCTGACAGCCGCCTGCAGCACATCCTCGATCAAGGACGGGGCCGATAGCCCCTCAGAGCACTCGAACAGATACAGGCCGCCCATGTCGATCACAGGGGCGGCCCGGCGTTTGAACATCATGGCCAATGATTACGTCGGCAGGGCGGTGGGGTCGGTGATCTCGGCCATGATGGCGAGCTTCAGGGTGGCCATCGCCTTTTCGCGCATCGGAATTGCTGTGGGATCGTAGTGCAGCACCCTGGTCGCAAAGCCCCGGTAGGAAGACCCAAGCGTGATCAGGAATTCCACGACATCGCCCGAGCCAATCAACGTGCGCAGTGTCGCCTCGTAGCTGACACCTTCCCAATATTGCAAAGGCAGATCGAAAATCAGCGCGGGACGCGGGCCATTGATGACCTCTCCGACATTGCCGGGGCTCCGCATATGCGTGGTATCGATCTGCGGTGCACTGAGGTCGGGAAATTCAAAATCCTCGACTGCCTTGATCTCGAACACGGCGGGGGTTTCCGCACCGTGGCGAATGTGCAGGCGGAGACCATACTCGGTGCCCGGTTTGGCTTGGCTGTATTCGCGTGTCATGTCATATCCTTTCTATGTTTCTTCGAGATAGCCTATGACCTCGAAGAGCATCATCACCGTGCCGATGATGGCCTTGTCTTCGGGGCCGGTTTTGATTTCAGTGCGCTTGAGCTGCACGTTTTGAGGGCCAGCCTGTTCGGTCAGACCACCCAGAATAAGCGCCTCGATAAGGCCGGATGTATCGTCCAGCAGCGCCTCGATGTCCGTGGCGCTCGCACTCAGTGACACCGCGACGACAAGGTTGGTGCGCGCCTCATGCAGTCGCGCGCTTTGCACCGTCGCATCTTCGCTTGGGGTGCTCACCGACCAGCACGGCACAGTGTCCGCATCGACCTGAGCGCTGGCCAGGACACGCGAGGCGTCGGCGAAGAATGCGTTTGCCTGGAGCAGTGCAATGGCGGCCTGCCGCATGTCCGTGCGGTAATGGGTCATGGTGCGTAATCTTCCGTCAGCAGCAGCAGAAAGTGCCGGTCTGTGGCGGGGGATCGTGTTGGATGCTTGGCGACGACCTTGAACGCTTCGCCCGGCCTAGATTCCACCGTGAGGCGGGATCCCCGCGACACCAGAGCGGCATGGGCGGCCCTGAGCTTGAGCGTCGGCTGCACGACTGTGATGTCGTTGCCATCAAGATCCGTGCGCTGGAACGGCTCTTCCCGAAAGATGCCACGCATGGCTACATCTTCTGCGTCGGGCAGCAAAAGAATGACCGCGCAGTCGAAGACGCCTTCAAACAGCGCGGTCATTCCATCGAAAATGCTCATGGCCGGATATCAGACCGGCGCACCGGACAGACGCACGACGCCTGTCGTTGACGGATCGAGGGCCGCCGCCAAAGCATGGCCGATCTTGACATGGGTCGATGCGACGGTTGTGACCAGACCGGTGGCAGCGTCCCAATAGAGCGCGGCCCCAAACGTCCACGCCTGCGCCTCGACCTTGGGCAGGGTAAAGACGCCAACGAGCGCCAGTTCGGCCTCTGCGCCGATCGCCACATTGGCGGTCAGGACGCCGAAGAGCTTGCCAAAAAGCAGGCCACTGCCGGACGTTCCAGCCGCGGTGGCGGTGATGGTGACAACATCACCCTTTTGCACAAAATTTTTCATAGCGAACCTCCTTTGAGGTGTTCAAGGTGTGTGAGACGCCCAAGGCCCGACACATTTGGCCGGGCCTTGGGCAATATCGGTGACGCGATGCGCAGGTATCAGCACACAGCGGCGTTGGATGGCACCTTAGACCGCGCCGGGGTTCTTGTATCCAAACCGGCTGTCCTGAGCGCCGACGCCGAAATCATGCTCGACCGAGATGGCCATGCCTTGACGCCCGAACGGCTCTTCCGTGCGGACGCGCGGGCCTGCGGCACCATCGAGATAGCCATAGACCCACTGCGACCCACCACCGGACCCCGGTGCCGTCAGCAGATACCATTCGGTCCCGGTGATCCGGGGCGTCTGAATATGCGTGAAGTCGCCCGAGAACGGGTTGACCTCGGCGGCAGTCGAGGCCGTCACCTCGGCGATGATACGCTTGGCGTTCAGGGCCTGCTTGGCACCTGTCAGGATGATCGAGGGCACGATACCCAGAACATCTCCATCAAGGCTTGTCTGCAAGGCCATTGCCTGCAGGCCCGCATCAAGTGTTGCGACCGAAAGCACCGTGCCAGTCGCGGCCAGGTTGCCGTGATCCGCGTGGAAAACGTTCTTGTTATCCGACAACTTGGCCGTCAGCGCGAACTCGTAGAAGATCTTGTCCTCGAACAGCGCGACACGCTGACCGTAGGTTCCGAGAATGCGGTCGATCGCGCCAAGATCATCGTTGATCATCATCTGACGGGTGATCATGATCTGGATGCCATAGCTCGACAGGATCGCGGTTTCACGGCTCTCGCCGAAGGTGCCGTGCTTGATCTCGCCGCCTTCGTTGACCTTCTGGAGGTTCGGAAAATCACCGGCACGGATCAAAGGTACCTGGCGGAAATCCTGAAAGTCCAACCGATCGGCGACTGCTGTAAAGGTCGGCTGCTGCGCTGTGTATGACTGCAACAACCGCTTGTTCAGCGCGTTCTCAAAGATTGCCGGAAAGTCCGACGTGGAATGCGCTGCCGCCTCGAAGACACGGATCTTGTCAGAGGCACTGCGCACCGGACCTCGATGCTCGATCACCTGCGCGGCCATATCCACAAGCGACATACCCATGTATTTGCGGGCGGGGCCGGTCACATCGCGGGCGCGGCCCATTTGTGCGACAATCGCGTCCGCCATGCCGGTCCGCATGGTCTGACGCTCATCTCGATGAATTTGTGCAGTGGCCGGGCCGCGACGGTTGGTGGCACTCATGGGGTTTGTCCCTTGCACTTCGTTCGCCAGATAGGCTGCGGCACCTGTTGCCGTCATTTTCTTGGCGATCATGTGTTGTGCCGTTGCAGCTGGACGCCCGAAAGAGGCGGCCATGCGCAGCAGCTGGTTTGCGGTGGCGGGGGTTTCGTCGTCATCATCGTCCGCGCCCACATCCGTCGCGTCGTCTTCAGGAGACGTTTCATCATCCGTCGTGTCTTCGGAGGTTTGGTCTTGCGACTCTTCTTCCTCATCCATTGCGTCGATGTCGTCTTCTTCAGTCTGGTTCTCTTTGGCCATGGTCAGGGTCCTTTGCTGCGCGGGTATGCCCGCAATCATGGCCACGAGGGCCGGTTGGGAAATCTGGGATTGGAACCGCCGCCCGATCGCGCGCAGGGCGGGCGGGGCGTGGCGATACATGGTATAGTCGAAGGCCGCCGCATCTTGTGCGGTGTCCAAATCCTCGGACAATTCAGTGGCAAAGCCCTTCGCAAGCGCCTCGGGACCGTCCATGTAGGTTTCAGGCTTCATGATTGCCCGCACCTCATCGATCGAAAGACCCGTGCGCCGTGCGTAAATCCGCGCCATGGAGACCGCGGCCTTTCCAAGGCCGTTTGCCATACGCAGGTGGTCCTCTTCCGTGCCGCGCCCTTCGGTAAACAATTGCGCAGGATCATGGACCATCATCAGGGCACCCTCGCCCATGACGATTTCATCGCCTGCCATTGCGATCACGCTGGCCATCGAGGCGGCAATGCCCTGAATGATCACACGCTTTTTCCCAGGATAAGCGCGCAGGGCGTTATAGATCGCCGTGCCCTCAAAGACGATGCCGCCACCGCTGTTGAGAAAAACCGTCAGATCTCCCTCCATATCTTTCAAAGCGGCAACGACGTCCGCGTTGCTGAAAGCCTCTTCCCCCCAGAAGCTCTGTCCGACGGTTCCGTAAAGGTGAAGCTCATTCATCTTTGGCATCCTTTTGATCTGTTCCCGCCACAGGCGGCGCAGCTTTTGCGTGGTAGCGACCGTCGCTGTCAAAGATCAGGCCTGCCGCGTCGGCGGCCTTCATGTCTTCGATTTGCTCGGCCATGATCTGATCATTGTCGCGGCCAAGGGCAGTAACTGCGCGCTGGCGACTGTTCAGCCCACCCCGCACCTCTTCGATCATCGGCGGAATTTCCCGCGATGGATCGATCAGGATACGCGCTGGCGGCACCCAATCGATACGCCCGCCAAGTATCTCGGCCGCACGGTGGCTGAATTTCGGGTCAAGCGCGAATGACTGTAAAAACAGCGCACCGAGCGGCGCAAGAAACTGATCAATCAGAATAAGCCACTGCCACGATTCGATGTGCCGATCCATTTCCAACCGGCCCATCTTGGCCGAGGAAAAATTGACGCGGCTCAGATCACCGGAAACCGCCTCATAGGTGATGCCCACACCTTTTGCGATCCGGCGCAATTGCCCGCGGGTGAATTCATCGTAGCCTTCAACACCGGGTGGAGTAGCGAACTCATAAGCGCCCTCTTCTGCGACATCGATGATCGCACCGGGAGAGAGCGAGGCCGGAGCCGCGTCAGGTGTGGCCGAGTGCCGAAAGACCGTAAAGCATGCGGCAATCTTTTGCCGCACCAGTTGCGCATCCTCGTAATCCGCAAGGTCTTGTAACGGCAAAGCCACCGGCGCGAACCAGGACACGCCACGCTCCTGCCCAGGCCGATCCTGCCGATAGAGGTGGATGACATACCGCGCATCGATCCGGCGCGATGCAGCACTGCCCCTCCAGTTGATCATGCCCTGCGCACCGGGATGCTCGTCGAAGATATGATACGCGACACGATGACCCTGTGCATCATATTCAATGCCGTCTTGGACATAGCCGTCGCCGATGCTCGACCGATATGCGCCGTCATCAAGGTGATCGATCTCCAGCACTTCCAACTGCGGATACAGACCATTCGCACCGGGATGCAGGATCACCAGCACTTCTCCATCCGTCACCAGCGCGCCCATGATCAGCCGCTGCAATCCACCCAACGACTCGCGCCCGCGCCAATCGATTGCGCGCGATTTCAGATAACGATCAAGCCGTATCTTGCCGTCGGCCTTCAGGTCGGCGGGCAGCCCTTCCAGCTTCGGCAAGATGGCGCGCCCCACGGTGTGCGATACGATGGTTTGAACCACGCCCGTGGCGATAGAATTATTGCGCACCATATCGCGCGAGATGAAGGCAAGCCGCGCACGGCGCGCGCTGGACGCATTGGCATCACCGCGAGAGGTGCGCCAGGACCCGGTGCGGCCACCACCGCTGGCCGCGTCGTAATAGGCGGTCATGCTGCGCAAAGCGCTCCGCGCCACGACACGTTTCATGGCCGCTTGCGGCGCAATCGCTGCAAGCGCCCGATCAGTCCAATGGAGGCTCACTGGTCAAAGCCCTTGGTAAAGTGAGGATACGTCACACCGGCGTTGGGGCGCACTGTTCCGTTCTCACGGGCAAGGGTGGCTTCGAGGTAAGAGATACGACGGCGCAAATCAGCGCCCGAGTCGAAGGTGACAGTCTCACCGCCTTGCGTCATGGTCAGGACGCCCTTGGCGTGCATGTCCTTCAGCGTTGCAAGTTGAATGGCAGTGGTGCTCATAACCATTTCTCCCGCCTCGGTATCCAGGATGGTGCCTCTAGCCGTTCGGCTGGCTTTTCCGGTGCTGCATCGACCGGGCCAACATAGCGGACCAGCACGTTCGACAGATCAAGGCGCGCCCAATCGGGCGGCGCGTCCGGGCGCACCCGCTCACCACCGATGATAATGAACAGCGCCAGAGCCTGCACGAGGTGGTCAAGGCTTTCGTTGCGCACGAACCCTGGACGCTTTTGCCAGCGCCCGGTGTCATCACGCCGCTCAGCTGTAAATTCGGTCAGTTGGTCCTTTGTCATCCAATCAGGAATGGCGCAGTAATTCGGCCCCTCATCCGGCATCAAAAGGCCTGTCGCCACGGCATCCTTCAGGCGATCCGTCGCCATGTTCAGGATCACGATATCCTTGGCCACCCGGCGTTTTGACTTGGCGGAAACAGTTTCAGGCCGCGCCAGCCAGACACGATCGCGATGCTCTCCCCCACGGCCCCGCGATAGATGCCAGAAACGGCCCTGCCCGGCACGCTGACGGCGGCGCAGGAACTTGTAGGCGTGATCGGTCGTGGCCATCTCGCCTTGCATATCGACTACGGCAGCGACGGCACCCAACTCCCATTCTTCGCCCGCAACAGGCCAGCGCATCGCTTCAATCGCATCCAGCACGGCCCAGTCATCGGCATACATGCCCGGCTTGAGAACGCGCGCGGCAGCGCCCGTTTCCACTGTGGGCGGCGTGTTCAGATCAAAGCGGTCGATCGGTTGGCGTTGCCCGTCCAGACCCCAGGCCGTGACACCGACGCTGAAATAGGTGCTCTGCGTATCCACCGACACCGTGATGAAGCGGGTCCATGATGGTGCCACACCACGCAAGGACGGCGTGGCCTCGGCCTTCTTGATCAGCGATTCAAACGATATGTCGCCGCCCGATCCTGCCCTTGGGCGATAGGCCGCGCCGATCCGCGTATTGGTGACGACACGAAGCTGGCTCTCATCACCTGTTGCCTTAAAGGCCTGTTCCGCTTCGAGCATTTTCAAAACGACATCAGACCAGGGCATGAACGCCGCCTGCGTGCCATCAAGCCAATACCCAAGCATCTGGGTGTCGATAACATCACCGCTTTGCAGCGTGACGGGCGTGCCATTGCGACCCACATGCCGCCATTCTGCTGCTGCCAGCATCTCCAGCTTATGATCGGGCGAGATGAGATCGTGGCAATGTGGGCACTTCATACGCGCGGCCTGCGCCGCCTCGTTCAATTCGGTGCTGTCGGGGATCTCCAGCATGTCGTAATTTGGCACGAAAAACGAACCGCAAAGCACGCAGGGCCAATACAGGCGGCCCTTGGTCGTGTTGGGATAGTGCGCAAACACGCCATATCCGACTTTCGGCGCGACGTGCGGATCCGCGCTGATGTCGGTTTCATCCAGCACACTGGCGCGCGGCGAGCTTTCGACCACGACCATACCACGCGATCCGGCCATATAGGTCCGCGCCAACATCAACGTCAGCGGATCACCCTCACCATCAATATCGGGGCCGTATTGGTCGAACTCGGTGCCAAGCGCCTTGCCGAGCGACCGCTCCTGCAGGCGTGACCCTGTGGCGGGGTCTATCGTGACATGCGTCCCCCCGACGAATATCTTGCTGTCGATGGTGTCGGAGCCACGCCCCGTCGCCCGCTTGGCGGCAAGGTCAGGGGAGTTGCGCACGATCGGCGAAAACGTGTTGCGCTCATAGCTGTCTCGGGTTGCCCGGTCATCAACGTAAAAACCGATCCGTGCCGGGTCACATGTGATGGCATGAGCCCAGACCGCATTGAGCAGCATGGTTTTACCTGACCGCGAAGGCCCCACAAATACCAGCGCGCGGTAGTCCCGCGAGGTGGTCATGTTTATGGGCTCGATCATGTAAGGCACGGTTTCACGGCGGAAATCGGACCATGCGTTATTCACGTTGACCCGCATATGCCGCTCAGCTGCGTCAACAACCGACACCTTGCGCGGCGGGGCCAGTGCCGGGAGGGCTTTGGCCAGCGCGTCCCGCGCGTCGCGCAATGGCGGCAGAGGCTCAAAACCGTGTCGTTCAAAGCTCATGTCTTGTTGACCAACTGTCGGGTCATATCCAGGTGCGGCGTGTAGTCATGTCCGATCACGCTTTCCTGCAACTTGTTGCCCATGGATGTGAGCATTTCTTCCATGACCTTCTCCGCCTGGCGTGTCTGAGGCGAGGTCAAACTCAACTCCCGCTCAAGTCGGTCGCAGGCCCCCATGGCAGTGTCACGCACAACCACGAAAATCTCTTCGATGATCTGATACACCGCATCGATCTCGGTCAGTGTGCCAAGCATCTTGGCCGCGTTGGCGTGCGCCATGCGCGCCTCGGCGACCTCACGGATCTGCTTGGAGGTCAGCTCACGATCATTGTGATCCATCTCGACACCAAACAGAGTGCCTTGCATCTGGGTCAATTGGAGTGAGCGGCTTTTCTTTTTGGCTTCCTGCACCTTGCGCCATGCGTAGCACCACGACAGCCGCAGAACATATTCTCGACCATTGCCGCCCGCCTCGACGCACGGCATCGGGCATTCGGGCTGCGTCAACCAGGACTTGACCGTATTGGTCGAGATTGCAAAGACCGTCGCCAGCTCCGTCATGTTGAGGTCCAGATCCTCACCTTCAGGAAGCGGGTAATCGGCAAGCCAATCTTCCAGGCCCGGCCAATCGGCAACCGCGGCAACCACCACAGGATCAGCCATGGCCGACGTCCAAAGAACAACAAGAACCACAACCCCGGAGATTGAGCACAGACGAAAAACCCCCACAAAACAGGGCGCGAATTACCCCTGCTGGCAGACCGCTCGGAAGGACCCGGCGGTTTTTCCCCGTTGCCAACATCACGACACCTGCGCTTAGATCGACGCGACCACCCAAAAAGGACCGCACCAAATGACAAACGAACCTCAGGACATCATCGCAGACGCGCGACGTCATCAGATCACGCAAAAGGTCATTGCCAAGCAGATCAACGAAAGCACCAAATGGACGTGGCTCTGGTCCATTCTCTTTGGCCCCATCTATTTCTGGGTGCATGGTTTTGTCGGCGCTGGCTTCCTTGCCGTGTTGATCGGCTTTATGACCATAGGCTTCGGGATCGTGACCTTTCCATTCATCGCCTACAGCGCTTGGCGCAGAAAGGCAGAGGCCAAAGCCGAGATGATGCAGATCATGCGCCGCAACTGACACCGACATCACCGCGCGCTCGACATCGCATGGTCGAGAAAACTCCAGAACTTACCTGGGAAATGCTCGGCCATATGCTCAGCAACGAACTCCTCAAACCCAAGCCGGGGGCGATAGACCGCTGCCCGATCCGTGAAGGCCATGATCATCTTCAGCTGACCATTGCCCTTGCGTGAGAACACGCCGGGAGAGAGACCATGGCGCGGCACGAAGTATGTCTCACGCGTGGGACGACGCCTGCGTGATGCGGTGGTGGTGTTGCTGGCGCGGTCGCGCTGTGCCCCAAGACCCGACAGCATGCGCTGTATCTGGCCGGGGCTTAGGTTTCCGGCGCGGTTGAGGGTTGCACCATCGGCAGGCACCGCCGTCTGCAAAACGCCATCGAACGCGACATGGCGACCGAGAAGTTTTTCGATGCCCGTCTGTGGACGCGCCCCGCCCTCTTCCTGCACCGAAAGATAATGCCGCCCGCCAATTCGGTCTTTCGGCTGAATGATGGCCTCAAGGTTCGTCTTTTTCGCGCCGATGACCCGGAACGCGTTGCGGGTAAATGCCGTCGGGTTGTCGAAGACCTCCGACATATGCCCCTTCAATCCATTCGCCGCACTCCATGCCACATCCGTCAACGCACGCGCAGCTGCAAAGGGAGCCTGTTGCGCTTGCAGATGTGTGAGGCCACGCGTCAAGTCGCTGTGGTCCAAGGTCATTTGGACGGTCATCACATTCCCTATGGGGCGATTGCTGTTTGGGGGATCAAAACGCAGAGCGCCCGAGGCGGGGTCTCCGCACCGGGCGCAACTCTTGATGATGGCGTGGACGCTACTACCGGGTGACTTAACGGTCAACCCTGTTTCTGCATGTGGTGTGCTGCCCGATATCAAGTGGTTGCACCGCGCATCCGATCAAGGCAGGCGCACAGCTCACCCCTCAGCGTGCGCACCGCCTCACCCTTCTTGGCCCAACCGCTGCGCAACAGCGCCTCGACGACGCTCATCTGGCCGACACAGACCCAGTCGACCAGATCGAGATGCCGCAATGCCACACGCTTGCCGCGCAGCGACGGACGCACCCGCCGCACCTTCAGCGCCAGACCCGGCCCCACCAGCGCCCGCAGACCGCGCAGCCGCTCCATGTCGTGATGCACGGCCTCACTCACCGACCCTGCCCCGGCCTTGCCCGACAGCACCTCCAGCGACGTGCCCGACAGGCCAGAGCTGTTGCACCGCTCGACCAGGGCGGCATAGTCGCGCCCCATCTCCACCTGACCCGCATCGAACAGGAACCCGCCACCAGACCGCCGCGCCTGATCCTGCATGATGTCCCACACGTCGCCCACGCGCGCGGCATGGCGACCGCGATAGCCGACGTCCACGCGCTGTTCCGCGCCCTTGGCATCCTTGCGCACCTCCGTCGGCATGAAGGGGATCAGCTTCCCCCGTGCTGGCGCGTTGATCATCGCGGGCCCACAGATGTCGGGAACAGCCCCGGACGCCTTCACCGCCTGCAGCGCATCGGCCCGCTTGATCATGCGCCGATCCCTTTCGCTCATCGCCGCCCAAGCAAAAGCGCAGCGGCGGGCAGGCAACAACAGCCAGACCTGGTATTTCTCGACATCGGTCAACTGCTGCCAACCTGTTGTATTGTGCTTTGCCATGTTTCACCTACCAGATTTAGTGTTGCTCGATTGTCTTGTGTGAGGATGGGGAGGATGAATTATTCAGTGTGAGGATGAGAGACTTGAAGGCAGGCCCCATAACCCAATGAAGCCAATACCTTTTTTTCGTTGATTGTGAGGATGGGGAGGATGGGGAGGATAGAACCCGAAACTTTGGTACAACATTTTAAATTGCTGAAAACAGGACCAGACCGTCATTCCCCTCGCACATGCGCGCGCGCATACGTGTAGGTGGAATTTATCCTCCCCATCCTCCCCATCCTCACACGGCACCCCGTAAACCTTTGAAACCAAAGCCATAAGCCCCGCACCCCTTGACCCCGCCATCCTCACACGCTGAACGCTCATCCTCCCCATCCTCACATCATTGGCCTTCATCGGGGTCGGGGGCGGCGCTGCGACGCCAGCCGCCAGGCAACGGAGCTGCGTCCAGACGCTCTTTGAAATCGTCGGTGAAGCGGATCCCGATATAGTTGGACTGCTTCGAACTCGGCCCCTTGGTAAAGCTCCACCCGCTGTCAGGATGCCGCCACGTGCCCGGCCGCTTTGCCAGCGACAGGCTGAAGCTGCGGCCCTTCCATGCGGGCATGCCCTGCTCACCAAGCCAAAGATCGAACCCGGCCTTCAGGCGCTCGGTCGTCAGGCTATCGGCCTCATGGCCTTCGCAGATGCAGCACTCGGCCAAGTATAGGCCCAGGGGGTCACTCTCGCGCCGATATTCGGCTGTTGCATCGGCGATCGATGCTGGCGGCGACAGGCCACCTTCCAGGTACTCGATCAGGCCCTCGATCAACCAGTTGAGGATGCCGGACGCTTCACTCATCAACATCGACAGCATGACTTCAAATTCGATCTTGCGGTCCTCGGGCACCGTTACATCCCAAGGGACCATTAACACCCGCCTCCAGATGCCATCATCGTTGCCGCGAATCTCCGGCTTATGGTTACCTGACATGGTCAATTTGAAGATTGGCGTGATCTGTACGAAATCGGAATGAAGCGCCCGAACCATAATGGGCTCACCGCCAGTCAATTCCTTGATCAAGCCCTCGGCCAAGCGGGTGCCCTGATCAGGCTCTGATGTGCGCGCGGACCGCGCCCCTATCAGTGGGATCAGATCAGGCGTGGCATCGCCACCGCCGCGCCGCGCGGTGCCGGTCAGGCTCTCGATCCGAACCGTGGTCGCGTAATCGCCCATGATCCGCGCCATCAGATCGACCAGAACCGATTTGCCGTTGGCCCCGTTGCCGTGAAAGAACACCATTTTCTGCACAGTCAGACCTGTCATTGCCAGACCAAACCAACGCTGCAGGAACCGCCGCACTTCGGGGTCGGGCTGCATCTCTTCAAGGAAGGCATAAAACCGCGGACAGTTGGCGGCAGGGTCATATGCAGCTGCCATCTTCTTGGTCTGCAGCTGCTGGCGGTCATGCGGCACCGCCGCAACGGCCGCCAGCTTGCCAGGGCCAACGCCCGGCGTGTCCTGAACCGCAAACCGCAACAAAGCCGTCTCGCAATTCACGTCGAGAGGCGCGGCGTCCAGATCGGCCAGCGCGCGCGCCAACAGGGTCTGTGCTTCTTCCAGCATATGCTGCAACGGGCCAGAATTTCCCGCATTCTTGGCATGGGTGACGATCCGGCCCACCTTGGTGCGGTGGCCCTTCAGCGCGCCCTCGATGCCGCGCAATTCAGCCTTCAGCGCGCCAACCTCGGCACCGAAGCCCTCAGGCCGCTCGGACTCGCGCATCATGCCCAGAACATCCAGCCGCTCTTGCGCCTCGACTTCGCGGGCCACGATCTTCTGTTCGCGGGCAGACAGGCTCAGAACGCTTGTCTCCGCCATGATCAGCGGTGCCAGCGCCTGCGCCTTGGCGCGCACCGCCAGCATGTCAGGATCCTTGGCCCACCGGGTGCCGTCCCACATGAACCAGCCCACGCGCGGCACGAACATCAGGTCATCACCGAAATGCAGCGCGATCCGCTGGCCGTTGCCGAAATCGTTCAGCGGTAACTTCGCGGCCTCGGTCAGACGCGCGGTGTCCGTATCCTTTGGCATGGATGGCGGCGCATAATCGCGACCCTGCTGCGCAGCATCACGGTCCTGTTGCGCATCATCGCGGCCTTGGCCATCATCATGCGACCCCTCAATCGGATCGGGTCTTGGCACGTCTTCCGGTGCTGCAAAAACCGCACGAACATCCTCGATGCGGTCGATCCTCTGCCCGTCATCTGGCGCAGTCATGCCTGCACCACCTTTCCAACAAGCACGTCATTCAGATCCACACCTTCACCGGCATGGACAATCTGCGCGCGCAGGCCGGGGCGCGCATACATCGCCCGCCGCAACCCACACAGCAGCTTGCCGCGCGTGGCATCGGCGGCGCTGTCGCCGTCCTGGATGAAGATCAACCGCTCGACCCAAGCGGGCGGCACAAACGCCTCGACGTCGGTCATGTCGGGCCAGCCGGTCGGGGTGCGGGGTTTTGCAGGATCGCGGCGCATGCGGCCCGCCATATTGCCCAGACTGATTCCGGCCCAATAATCCGCCCCCGGCACGACATCAGCCGCCATCGCCGTCAGTGTCGTCTCGATCCCCTCGCCCATGATCATCACCGGCGAGCGCCGGAACGTCAGCGTGATCACCCCACCTTTGGTCGAGCCATGGATCAGCTTGGCCGGCCAAGGGTCGCCTTTGTTGTCATCGATGCGGTCCGATATGATCGCCTTGCGGCCCGCCACATTTGGGTCGATCCAGGTGCAATGCGCCCCAAGACATTCAGTCGCCGTCTCGATCCGCGCCACCATCGCGGGGCCAGTGTGCAACGTGACCGTCTGATTGCCGATGCGCCTGATATAAGGCAGCGCCGGATGATATCGCAGCACCGGCGCAAGATCAGCCAACAGGGTGCCGGGCAGACCGCGCGCGCCAAGATATTGCAGCAGACCTGGCGCATCGGCAGACCCTGCCGCGTTCCAAATACCTGTGCCCCTTTGTATCGCCAGATCGCGCCACTTGATCCGGTCTTTTTCCAGCCGGTCCGCTACCTCCTGCGCTTTGGCACGACGTCGCGCAATCTCTGCAGGGTCCACCTCCGCCACCGCGCCGCCCATCAGCCACGCCAATGCGTCCTTGAACGGCAATCCCATCACGCCCATCACAAGCCCGACCTGATCGCCAGCGGCCAGGCCACAGCGACGGCAGATCGACAGCTGCGACAGCAG